TAATAATAATTTAAATTTAGATTTATCAGTAAACCCTGCAATTTTAAAAATTAATTTGACATCTAAATCTACAATATTATCTTTATAATCTGCATAAATTTTTTCAGAAGAACTTTTTAAATTATCAGCTATATAATTAATTAAGCCACTTGTAAAAGACTGTATAATATCGTTGTTATTAGTTGGATACAAAATATCTATTTTAGAAAAATGATCTTCTGTATTTTTATAAATTATTTGCCCAACCGAATTTCTAATTTGATTTATTCTATCAAAAGCTGTAGCAAAAACTCTTGCCGGTTGTGTTAAAATAAAACTAGATAATAAACTAAATGGGTATTCACTTGATGATTTCCAAGCATTTTCAACTGGAGCGCCATCTCCAAACTCAAAACTATTTCTAATCGATCCAGCAGATGGTAAAGTTCCTAAAATATTGCTATCATTTGGACTTAATAATTTACCGTGCTCATCAACTGGTAAATGATTCAATAAATTTGGTCTAATATATTTTTTAATAATTTTAAAATTAGGTTGCCTAACTATACCTTGTTCGATATCTTTCCACAATAAAAGATTATTACTAGTATAGGGAGCAGATCCGTATTGTTGTTCCCACCAATTTGGTTTTAAAGAAAACCCTAACATTTCCCATGGATGTGTATGAGGTCTATCGGTGTCATACGCATATCTATAAATTTCTCTCCACCAACCTGGCAATTTTTCTGTATTTGTAGTTGATTGACTATAATTAAAAGAAAATGTATCTTGACCGTCATAATAAGATTGATTAGTATATTCTACATTTGCTAATCTAGTCCATTCAAGGAAATCTGATAATTGAGAATTATTCAAATCTGTCCTAGATACTCTATTACTCCTAAATAGACCGGGTATAAAATCATGAATATCAAACATACTAGGATCATAAACAACTTTCAAATTGTTAAATATACGTTTTTCTAATTCTAAATACAAATCATCTCTATAATCTTTAAAAGCTAAAGTTTTACTGCCGTCATGTCCTTGTATAATAGGTTGTCCTTCGGTCCATTCAGTATATAAAGGATTGTCTTGGACTGCAAAATTCTGCGTTGATAAAGGCATATAAAATATTCGATTCAAACCTTCAAATTTTATTATAGAAAACTCACCGACGCCACCTTCTCCTAAATCATGATTTTTAGCTTCTTGTACTGTTGTATACAACGGAAAAAACCATCCAATATCCTGTAAACTAGTCGGACTTCCTTGCTGACAACCATAAAATTTATACGCTCCTGAAGGATTTTCTGGTATTTTTACTTTATAAGTGTCATCTATATAAAATCTTGGTAAAAATTTTGGATACAGTCCTAATTTAGTAGGTGTTGCTGGTACAAAACTACCATTTGTAGTTTCATATTCAAAAACTTCAATTATATCTCCTATTTGTTTTGGGGCAGTAATAATTACAAATCCTTCTGCATTAAAAACATAATCTATTTCATTAATTAATTGAGTACCATTTTGATATACTTGTACAGCCTTTGAACTACTAGTATCTAGGGTAAATACACTATTTAATTGTACAAATTGTTGATCGGTATCTTCTATTTCTAATTGGGTACTAACTGTTCCTCCAGTAGGCACCATATCAGAAAAATAAAATGCTTGCGACATCATTTTATCTTTATTAATGTCTTTTAATATCAAATCAACAAAATTTTTAACTGGGCCATTATATCCTAAATTTGCAGCAGTTTCAAAAAACGTTCTTTTAAATTTAGCATATTCTTGTCTTGCAAATTTAATAGATTTAATTACGTTTGCATCATTATCCAAAAAATGATAAAAAGACATGAATAAAGGACTACTATGTTTTACAAATCTTGTACCAAAACTAGACACAGGACCAATATCACGTAAATTACTAACTCCTGGATATATTCCATTAAATTGATCTACATTTTCTACTATTGACGAAACATGGTCATTTATTTCTCCAAGTGTAAAAGTAGAAACATTATTGTTTAAAGGATTTTTTTCTAAATTTAAAGGAATTTCATAATAGCCATTTTCATTTTTTACTGCGGAACTGTAAGTTTTTGTAAGGATTATATCTTTATCTGCTGGAACATCACGGAAGATTAGATTTACATTGCCAGTTAAATCTAATTGTAAGGTATAATCTGATTTTGCAACTAAACTATTATTTCTGTAAACTTTAATTTTAAAATCATTAAAACTTACTTGATCATAAACATTAATCACAAACTGATTAATTTGACCATTTGCGATAAATTGTTGTAAAACAGGTTGTTGACTTAATTTATTTGCTTTAGACCATCCATTTTCTAGATTAAAATCTGTCCTATTTTTATATTTCCTAAGGAAAGTTTTCTTAGTTTCTAAAGAAAACAAATTATTTTCACTTACATAGGTAAATTTACCTTGCACTAAGTCGAATTGAAATACAATATCTCCTGTGTTTTGTATATTTTTATATTGTATTGGAAATCCTAACTCGGTATCATTAATACCTTCACCTATTACATATGAAAAAATCTTTGTTCCTGTAAATTGCGATGATTCATAAACTGTAGGATCTGTCAATTGAACAGCATTTTTATCATATAAATCAAACAATGGAGCTTGATTAACGGATAGTTTTTCTTGACCGATATTCCAAGTCGTTCCATTATAATATAAATATTTTCCCCTATTTTTCAAGCCACTTGTAACTAATACATTTTCGTTTTCTAACGGAATAGAATCTTCTTCTTCTTTTAAACTTATCTGTACCCTATTGTTTATAGTAACAAATGTTACTTTATAAATTCTACCATTAACAAAAGTATCAGGGTCCGCAGTAAACAATATACGTTGTCCTTCAGTTAAGTCTACTCCATCAATATTGTAGCCAAGAGAACCTTCTATAGTAGAAAAAACATCAACTGTATAATCATCAAGTAAATCTACATTTACTTTGCTTTTTGTTCCAAAATTAAACAGTTTAAGGCCAGCTTCAAATTCAATAATAGGTCTACTAGCTCTTAAATTTTGATCTAAACTTACACTTTGTTGTGTTAATCTAGCAGATTCTTCTATTACACTTTTATGAAACCATCGATTATATCTACTCCAAAGATTTCCATCATTGCTTCCTCGATTTATCACAATATAATCTTTATTAGTAGCAAACCCTAAAGCTTCACTAAAAGGATAAAAATCAAACCCATTCGTATCAAAAGGAACTGTAATATCGTCTGTGAAAATACCACTTACACGTAAATCGTCTTGCTTTACAAGTTTTATTTTATCGCCTACACCTTCTACATACCATTCACCAGAACCATATTCAACAGGAGTTACATTGCCTGCAAATTGTACTTTAAATCCATTTGAAAAACTCCAACCGGCGCTTGTTTTATATGTTTTTTTTCCTATTATTTCTTGTTCAACATTTATTTCTGTATTTTCAATAATATCATAAATTTTTATTTGTCCTGATAAGTTAGGATCAGATTCTGATATATAAAATAACGATTCAGGTGCTTCGTCTGGAACTGTAAATTCAATTGTACCTTCTGAAATAAAATTAAGATCTATTATATTTCCGTCTAAATCGTATTTGGTTATTCCATTAGTATATAATAATGATGTGTTTTCAGTCTCGTCGTCTGGTGACACACCAGGAGTAAACGAAATCCGTGTAACAAATGCAATAGGATAATTATCGGTTGTTACTTCAAATCTATAAGTCTGTCCTTTGTACAATGTAAGTGTAGGATTATTTGTTAACCCATCTGGAGAAAATATATACGTTACATTGTCAACATTATCATTTAAATTTATAGAATAAGTGCTTTCTATATCTCTACTTTGTCCAATAACTGTTACAGTTTCAGGACCATTTGCTAGCCAAAAATATTCTCTAAAATTTACAATTTTATCCCAGTCTATGTGAGGATTCCAAGCATAATATTCCTCAGCATTTAAAACGCTATGATCATTGGTTTTGCCTGATAATATTTCGATCTTGTTTATAAAATCATTATAATCAGCATGAAAATTTACATTTCCTAAAAGATCCTCGATAACCACAGCTGGTTCAAGTTGATAATCGTTTCTTTCTTTAGTAGTATCGCCAATATAATTGTCGCCTTGTTGATATGCTTTTGCAATTTTTCTACCAAAAAATGCATTTAATTTTTCAACACTTCCTGGTTGATTTAATTGGTCTAATGTGGCCTCTAGAAATTTACTATTAAATGCAGTCCTAAAATATTTTGGTAGGTGATTTATAGATTTTCTTTTTCCACGTGAGTCACCTGCTGGTAAACTCGGTTCTTGCTGATTATCATCAAATGCCATTTAAAGATTTCCTTATTACTATGAACTCTGGATTCCAGTATTTGTCGAACTAGTGCTGGTTACTACTAAACCTGATGCTCTTAATCTTGTAGCAGTTACTGCATCTATTATTTCTAAATCATTAACTGTTGCTCCGTTAATGAAAATTTCATCAACTTCACTTTTTATTTCATACAAACTTCCAAATGATTGTGATATTTGAGATGGAACAATTATCATTGTTACAATATCAGGTGCCATTTCTTGCATAACGTATGCACTTAATTCTGAAAAATAAAACGTATCACCAAAATCCCAATTTTCTAATGCAAAAAAATTATTTACTAACGTTATTACACGTGATTTAATTTCATTATCATTTAAAACCAATTCAGGATTTTTTACTATTTTAAATTTAGATTGTAAAGAAATATCAGCCTTATCACCAAATAAAATACGATATTTTACAGGATGATAGATTATTTCATCAGTTAATGCTTTTATTTTATTGATTTCAGATCCAAATGAAATTTGTAAATTATCACTGCTAGGTGGTAAAGGTTTTACAGTTGTTCTACCTGTAAGATATCGCCTAAATTCCGTATCATAAGTTTTTGTTAACACAAAAGTATCTATTATATTACTTACACTAGGATCAATCCTTGTTGAGTCGTCTGCTGCATGAACGTATTGGAATTTTAAATTATCTCTTCCTAAAAATGCTCGATAATTTGTAATCAAAGATGTAATGCCTTGTGTTTTATTATATTGTTCAAATGTATTTGTATCAATAAAATAAAATTTTTGTGCGTCATCATATTGACTTAATGCACCTAAAGCTGATTTATTCTGCTTAACAATAATTTGCAAAATGTCATTTGAGATATAATTAAAATCTTCTACACCATCTGCGGTGTTTACTTGTTCTAAAAAGATATATTTTTCTAATACATTTATATCTGGATTTACAATAGAAAAAAACATATCAGGATCATCAACGACTCCGTCGTCGTCATTATCAAAGAAAGTAATTTGTATTTTTTTACTGTTAACATACCCAACTGGATCTCTAAATTCTTCTGTGATTTCCCATAAAAAATCAGTAGTAAAATTTGTCAAACTGTCAGGTTTGTTATTATTATTCAATATTGTAATTCTATCTTTAACAACTTTTCCAGTTAATGTATTATAAATTTTATCACTACTATCAAAATAAAATCTAATTTCACTATCACTTTCAAAAATGTATCTACTAGATCTATATTCTATGATATAACTATTTCCTGTTGTGGTAAATTTTAATAACCAACTTGCATCTAATTTTTGATTAGTACTATCACCAGTTTTTCCAATACTAAAATTATCAACAACATTTAAATTGGATTCTGTAATTATTCTCCATTGCCCTAAAGTCCTGTCGTACCTTAAACCAAAAGTGTTAAAAGCAAAGGCTTGATCTATAATTTGTCTTTGTACATCATCTGTAATTACTTTTGCAACACTTGGTATTATTTCTGTCAACAATGCACCGGTAGGTATAATATCATTTAATAGAACTGGTCCAGTATTATCATCATTATATAATGCACCGTTACCAGAAACATTTATAACTTTACACCATTTGTAAGTAGTTGCACCCAGGTAATTAGCTTCCCCTGTTTGTAATTTGCCGTCTGGCGTAAAGTGCTGTCCTGCCGGCGGTACAAATTTAACCATTGAATTTATTCGAATTAATTGTAATACACTACTTGTATAAGATCCTAGTTGTTGTGCTAATAAACTTTGATTTTGAAATAACCCGGTATTTAAATTAGTATCACTTGTAACCTGTAACCAAGTTATATTTAAATCTGCAGTGTCAACAGCAGGAAAACTATTATAATAATAATTCCTAATATTTTTACTGTTCAATATAGGCTGAATAACATTAATTATAGCACCTTGTATATCGGCTTGCGTTGTAAATGCAAAACTGGTTTTTTGTAAAAACTTTTCAAAATATAATATTCCGTCTGTACCAAACAAATTTGTTTTGCTGTATTTTCCTGTTGCATCTAACAAATCAAAATATCTTGAAACACCGCTTGCTATACGATTTATACTTTTTAATTTTACTATTTCTTGACTAACAGCTAATGGTCCTATTTGATAATCTTCTGCCGTAATAAGCCTATTTTGAGTGTAATAATTAGCCGGTGCCCTAAGTTTTATGCTTTCATTTGTTTCAGAGACTGAAGCATTTTCTATTGAAGAAACTAGTTCATAAGTTAATGTTAAGGTTTCTTGAGTATTAGTCCGAGTTACATAAGGAATATCAATACTGATACCTGCCATGTCTCTTGGAGTAATTGTTAAATTTTCATTTGCACTAGTGCGATAATAAACACGGAAATCTCCGGAAGGCAAATTTCCAAAAACACCATCAGAAAATATAATACTAATTCTATCTTCTACCCTTGTTAATACACTATAAATGTTCCTAATTTTCTTGGACAAACTATTATAAATTACATTATTACCTTCAACTGCATCAACTTTTGTCCATAGCTCTTCCTCTATTTGTTGATTATTCAAACTATACAACCAAACATCGGTATTATTAATGTTTGCAACATCTATCGCAACTACTTGATTTGTGCTAGGATTGGTAATTGAAAATTCTCCATCTTCTAACAACCCTTGTTTAAAAAGGCTAAAAAATCCAGTATTAGAACTTCCTGGTCCTTTACCGTCTTCTCTATATAATAACGAAAAAAATTCTCCTGGCAATGGATCTTTTTCAGTAATATCTGTTTCAAAATCAGATCCTACAATCTGGAAGTTTTTACTACTACCGTTGATAGATCTATTAAACGTATAAACCGGAACACCTGTTTGAATACTGTTAAATTGATATTGTTGTGTAGTGATTCCACTTATTGTTGCAGACTTTGTAGGATTACCAAACACCTTATTAGCAGGCAATGCCCTATTAATTATTTTAATAAATTGTTCATACCAATTTGGATTACTTGGATCATTCCACGTAATAGTTTGATTTTGTAAATTTATACCATTTGAATCAACCACAGATTCTGTTGTACTAACATCAACTACTTTTAATAATCCTTTTGCACAGATGTTTCTTTTTGGATTATAACTTAATAATCTTGCTAGTCTTAATACACTTTCTCTGCGTTCTGCTAATTCTAAATAATTTTCTCTTGCATTTAGATCTATCCTAAACGCAATATTTTGTCCTAAAAAAGCAATTAGATCAATTAGTGCAAGATATTCAGAACTTTCAATATAATCATTAAAATCTTCTGGATAATTTTCTCTTATATAATCAATTAATATACGTCTGAGGTTATCAAAATCATAACTTTTGAATTCTGCATTCCTGTATGATTGATAAATTCTTTTCCAATCCTCAGCAACTAATAATCTATTTTGCCTATCAGTTAACGACATCGCTTTTTCCTTTTAAGATATTTATCGTAACTAAAATATACGTACTTTACTAATTAGTTAAAAATCCGTTGTTTTCGTCAAACTGTAGCCGCATTTGTTCACTTATATTATAAGGCAAATATAATAAACTACATTCTATTTGTAACCCACTTTCGTATTGATCAACTATAACATTATTAACGTCTAAGCGAGGATCTAAAGTTATAATTGCTGTTACATCATCAATAATAGCGTTACGCAAATCGTCAGTTAAAGGATCAAAAATAACATCCCAAATTATAGTACCAAAATTAGGATCAGATAATTTTTCTCCTTGCCTTATGTGAAAATGATTAATTAGATCTTGCTTTATTAATGCTAAATCATATAATACAGGATTAGTACTTTCTGGATTTACTGTGCTTATTCCTCGGTAGGCAGTAACGTTTGCCGTATAAGGTGTTTGAACTTTTATGTTTGATTTAACCCTAACTTGTTTTATAATATTTTTTTCTAAAATACTCATTTTCCATCCTTAATTGCTTTTACGGAATGTATCAGGAACTGATGCTAGTTCTACTTCTTCTTGCACTACGCCCTTGTTTGCAATAGCATCTGTTTTATCAGGTTTAAATTTCATAGGATCTAAATTTTCATGACTTTTCCACGGTTCGTGCTCTGGAATCCTAATCGGAATAAATGCTTCAGTGGCATCCTTAGCATCACCTGCTGTAGCTGCACTTGGGCCATTCATATGAATAGCTCCTGCTGTTTCAATATGTTGACTGCTACTAATATTACTAGTTCCTCCACAAGTAATTTTACCATTTGCTCCAACTTTTACTTGCCAGTCTGATCCACTTTGCATACTAATTTTTTCTCCTGCTTTTAAATTAGTATCTTTTCCAGATTGTATGTTTAATTCTTCGCCTACTTTAAAATGTGTTGTTTTTAATGATTCAAAATATATTTCTTCATTTGCTTTGATATGAACATTACGCATTGCTTCAAAATTAATATCTCTTTCTGTTTTAATATTAATATCTTGCTCAGTATGCATACTAATACTATC